GGGTGCAATACTTGAAGGCATAAAGAACGCAATAATTGGTGTCGGCACGTGGATAAAAACGAACGTTGTAGACCCGTTTATTGAAGGATTCAAAGAAGCGTTTGGTATATCTTCACCATCAACTCTCATGGAAGAGCAGGGCGGCTATCTCATAGATGGGCTGAAGAAGGGGATTGAGGATGCTTGGAACAATGCCAAGACTTGGTTTAGCGACAAGGTCATCGAGCCACTAAAGAAGTGGTTCACCGATGCCTGGGAAGACATAAAGAAGTTTGCCTCCGACGCATGGACAAAGATTGAAGAGGTCTGGACAACCGTTTCCACCTGGTTCAAAGACAAAGTAACCGAGCCAGTCAAGACCTTCTTCTCTGATGCATGGGAAGACATAAAAGGCTTTTTCACAGGAGCTTGGGATGACATCAAGATTGTTTGGGAAACTGTTTCGCAATGGTTTACCGACAATGTAGTTGAGCCAGTTACAACTGCATGGGACACGGCAACGTCGGACATTAGCACCTTCTTCACAGACATTTGGGACGATATAAAGTTAGTTTGGAACGACGTGGCGGGTTGGTTCAAAGATAACGTTATCAATCCGATTATTGGGTTTATTAACGGACTAATTGGGGTGGTTGAGACTGCAATAAATTGGATTGTAAACGGTCTGAATAATATCAGCTTCGATATTCCTGCGTGGCTTGGCGGTGGCACTTTTGGAATCAACCTTACACCCGTGGGTTTTGACAGAATACCAGAACTCGCCACCGGCGCAGTTATCCCCGCCAATGCACCGTTCGCGGCAATCCTGGGCGACCAGAAGTCTGGTACGAATGTCGAAGCACCGCTGAAAACCATTGAGCAAGCTGTGGACAACGTTTTGGCACGACGGGGGCTTAATACTGGTACAGACAATGGGTTGATTCACAACGTTATCAAATTGGACGGGCAAGTCTTATATGATGCGTTTAAGAAAATTGACAAGCGCGTTGGCAGAAGCATGATTGCAGGGAGCGGTATACGATGATAGTGATTGACGGCACTTCTTACGACATCCCAATCAAGTCCATTCAAGGTAAAGCGGATATGCTGGACAAATATGCCGAAAGAACTTTGGACGGCGTACTCCATCGTGAGTTGATTGGTGTATACGACAACTATGAAATCGAGTTTGCGGCAACCTATCGGAATCCAACAGTTTATTCTGACCTTTGGTTTAAGTTGACTGAGCCAGTGCCCTGGCACACCGTTACATTTCCTACTGTCTTTGGTGACCGTGCGATTGTTGGTTATTTTGCCAATACTTCACACGATATTTCAAAACAAAAAGATGGGACAACATACTGGAAAAATCTGACAACTTCTTTTGTTTCCCGTGAGAAGAGACCATAGCAATGTCTTATACCTACCCGATTGTCACTCTTAGCATTATGAATGATACCATCGTGTTTCAAGACACCGATGTAATTGAGGCAGAAGTCACGCAGGAAATCCATCCGATTGGGATTGAAGTTCCTGCTTCAAAAGCAACGATTAGAGTATGGCTTGATGATGAAATTGTGGATGAAGAGGGTAGAACGCTAAGGGATAAGTTTAGACCTTTTTCAGACGGGATTTATTACCAATCCATGACCACAGGCTTGATAGTGGATGTCAGTGAGCGGATAGTCGATGAAGACAACTCAATTGACACAGAGCATTTTGTTGGTCGGTTTTATCTCGAAGGGTGGAATACCACAAAAGAAGGTGAACTCGAACTCGATTGCACTGATGCCGTTGGTCTTTTGGAAAACACAACTTATTTAGGGAATTTCTATGAGACACCGACACGCGCTGACGTAATTCTTGCAGATATTTTTAATAATGTTGACTTGCTTTATTCTGTGGAAACAGGTATCGCACAAAAATATTTGAAAGGCTACATCCCTGGGGACATCACTTTACGTGAGGCTTTGCAGCAAGTGCTGTTTGCTTGTGGGGCTTTTGCTATAACAGAAAAGAACGAAATTGATATTGTATTTCTCAATATCAAAAGTGGAAGACTGCCGATTGCCAATCCCGTTTACCCTGGCTACTACTATGAAGAAGAAGGCGAAACAGAGCCTGTTTCGACATATGATGGTGATGCCTGGTATACCAATGTTCTTCTGGACACAATTGTCACAAATGAAGAAAAGACTGATTCGCAGGAGCTCAATATTTTGCAGTTAGTCACTGGTGTCGAAATCACAAGTCACGACTATTCAAAAAGCGAAACACTTGAAGAGATATACAACGCTTATCTTGCCCCAGGCGAATATATGGTTGTTTACGATAAACCGTACTGGCATGTCGAAGCGTCTGGTGTTGGTGACAGAATTACTTATCTTGGCACAACAACACCAACAAATGATGACGGACAAGATGAAGTTCTTGTTTTCCCTTATTCTGGCGCAACATATCCTGATGTGACGATTCTTACAACTTATGGCGAATTTGAGTTTGGCGTAAATTATGTCTATCTATATGTGCCAGAGCCAGGCGGAACGGCAGTGGTTAGTGGCAAACCCTGGTTGGATGCAAAACAAAATTTCATCTGGGTGAATCCAGCTGGAATAACATCGTATGAAGAGGGTGCGGTTTATGATGACCCACTTGCCTTATATAATGATGCGGTCTATTACCGTGACTGGAACACCTATGCCCCACCAAATGTTTGGAAAATTACCAATGCTACACTTGTGCCTTTTAATAAATCTGATGCTGAGGTGACTGTAGAAGAAGTCTTGGCGAGAGTCGCAGAATACGCAAGTTTGCGCTATCAGCAAAAGGCTAATTTGTTTCCACGGACAGACCTTGAGTTAGGCGAGATTGACATTATCGAATCGCTTTATGGCAAAAGCGTGGTAGGCGTTGTGGAGCGTATAAATAGCGATTTAACTGGCGGCTACCTGATTGATGCTGAGTTTATTGGAGTCGAAAGGGTGACGGTATAGAAGGAGTGAAAATTTATGGCTGAGCCTTTAACTAAGAAAATTAATGATTTACCCGAAATGGGTGTCGTAGCAGCGTCTAACGACAAATTGCTGATGCTTGATGTGAGCGAGAGTGCTGTTAACATGACAAAGTTAGTGCCGATGAATTTGCTTTCAATTCACACGGCATCGCAACTTGCCGCAAATACGGTGGGCAGTTCTCAGATAAAAGCAGGCGCAGTAACAAACAGCAAACTTGGCGCAGACGCTGTTAATGGGGCTAAGATTGCAGATGACGCAATTGGCAATGAGCACATTAGAGACTCCGTAGCTTTGTCGGTTATCGGGCGTTCTTCCAGTACCAGCGGTAACCCCGCTGACATCGTTGCAGGTACAAACGGTCACGTGCTCAGACGATCTGGTACAACACTTGGTTTCGGCCAAGTTGCCAATGCTGGAATTGCTAACGGTGCAGTAACAAACAGCAAACTTGGCGCAGACGCTGTTGATGGGGCTAAGATTGCAGATAACGCAATTGGCAATGAGCACATTAGAGACTCTGCTGCATTATCTGTAATTGGGCGTTCTGCGAATAGCAGCGGTAACCCCGCTGACATTGCAGCTACTACCGATGGTTATGTCCTGAGACGATCAGGAACAACTTTGGGATTTGGTCAGGTTGTTACTGCTGGAATTGCGAATAATGCTGTTACCGAAGAGAAGTTAGGCACGATTAAGCGCACCCTCTTTCTTCGGGTGACCGCGCCAGACGACACATTAACAGTGGGAAGCACCACCAAATTCTTCCCGTTCCCGATTACCCTAAACAACTTTATCGTTGTCGACGCAAGAATCAATCTCATTACGGCATCGTCAAGTGGAACGGTCACAGTCGCTTTGTTAAATCAAGGCGGCACAATGACGACCTTATCACTTGCTGCTGGAGCAACGGGCATGAGCGCAAGCGGAACAATCTCAACATCGTACCGCACTGCGATAACGAATAACTTTCTCGGTGTGAACGCAACCGCCGCTGGAACAGGGGCTAAAGGGCTTAGCATAACACTCGTTTTGCAAGGAGTGCCTGCATGATAAAAACCTTGACGTTGCCAATGGTTTGGAATAGATACGGCTCAAGCTACGGCTCAGCGGCTGACGAAATCCGTTTGGGTTGGCGGGAGTTCAATTTTATCAACTACAAATACAACTCCTGGGCGAAGTTCAATGTTTCAGAAGTGCTTGCGCTGAATCTGCAGGCAAGATACATTGTCTCAGCAAAGATTGTCATGTTCCTGAGTGGCACCGATTACGATGTCAGTTGTAAGGTCTATAACACCCTCAAGCCCGCCACGAGTGGGGCAAACTGGAACACCTACAACGGCACTAACTCATGGACAGTGCCTGGCGGAGAAGGCAGCGGAACAGACCACGGCTCAGAGTTAGCTAATGCCAGCAATTTTGGTCAAACAACGGTTGAAATCCCCTTATCTGGTGCGGCTCTGATGGAAGCCGTTGTAACTTCAAACGGGATATTCTCGTTTATTACAACCAGCCCTCAAGGAACAAACGATTATATTGTCGCATATTCAACAACGTACCCGCCCTATTTATCGGTAACTTATAACAAACCATCTATGTTCGACGTAATAATATTTTAGATAGAGAGGATAATAAACATGGCAGCATCATACCCAGGAACGATAAAACCATTTTCAACGAAAGAACCCGGTCAAGCAATCGCCTCCAGCCACATTAACGAATTGCAGGACGAAGTGGTCGCCATCGAAACCCAACTCGGCACGAACGCAGGAATATGGCAATCTTATACGCCTACCACAGTAATAGGATGGGAGGCAGGCTATACCGTAGATTATAGATATGCCGTAATAGGCGATTTATGCTTCATAGCCCTGTCTATATCAGGAACAAGCAACAACAATCAAGCACGAGTCAGTACACCAGTACCAGTAGGGGGAACTGGCTATTTATATACACCAGTAGCACTATATAAGGATAATGACGTAATGGTTTACGCTGGCGGCAGAGTTTTTGGTCAGATAAGACCGCACACCGTATCTGAACCAGATATGGTATTTTTCTGGATTGACGGCTCGGCTTCTAGTTGGACAGAAACTAAAGGAAAACAAATATATTTTAACGCATTTTACCCGATTTACCGAGCATAAAGCATGAAACCAATAATTGACATAAGCAGCCACCAGGAGGATTATGACTTATCCGTTCGGCATTGACATTTCGGCTTACCAATACTCACAAGACGGCTCACGAAAGCCCGACTTCGACCTAATCAACGAAAAGTGTGACTTCGTTGCCGTGCGTGCTGGCATCAGTTGGGGGTACACCGACAAGTGGTTTGAGTATTCGTGGTCACACGTTCTCAGACCGAGGCTGGGGTATCACGTGGTTTACCCTGGCGAGAGTGCGACTGCACAAATGAAACACTTTCTCAACATCGTGCATCCAACTCAGAATGACCGCCTTGTGCTTGATATGGAACTCGACCACGGCTATAGCAAGGCTCGAATCACAAAAACGCTTGTGGACTGTATGAACATTATACAGACAGAGACGGGGCGTTATCCTGTGATTTACAGCAGGGCTTATTGGATTAACCAGTTTGTAGACGTGAACGCTTTGCCAGAAAAGACCGACTGGTGGTTAGCAAACTACCTGCGTTCTAATCCCGACCCGTATTTCACGCCAGAGATGACACCGCCGCCTATGTTGCCAAACGGTGTGAAGAATTGGCTCATCCATCAAACGTCAAAAGAACAGGACGGCAGTAAGGTGGGCGTGGTTAGTCACTATGTGGACACTAATCGTTGGAACGGTACACACGATGAGTTGCTGGCTTACTTCGGTTACGATGAGCAACCAGAGCCTGAACCTGAACCTGAACCGGAAGAGCCTTTGTTCCAAGCACGCGTTTACAGCTGGGCGACTCCCTACGTCAACGTGAGAGCCGAACCTTCATTAAGCGCAGGGAAAGTCGGCTTCAAATACCCGTTAGCGGTGACCGATGTTATGAGCACGATGCCTGACTGGTACGAAGTGCCCGAAGGCTGGATGATGTCTCGATTCTTAGAACGGCTTGACTATGACCCGCCCGCCACGATGCTTGCAATCAAGCCGCTCTCACAAAGAGACACGCGCTGGGCTTCTCACAAACTCGGTTATTCCTATTACACGATAGGCGGTTACGGATGCCTTATCACAGCTATCAGTATGATACTGAACTGGTACGGCAAGCAGACCGACCCGGCGCAACTCAATGACGCTTTGGTTAGGGTGGGCGGTTTCACGGGTGCAAACCTTTATTGGAACGCAATCGCGCAAGTTCAGCCTGACATTTACCTTGCAAAGGCTATCGACTGCTACTATATTCCAGCACCCTTGCACGAAATAGACGCTCTGCTTGCGGATGACGTTCCCGTCTTGGTGCACGTTGACTTCACGCCGGGTGGCGCGGTAGATCAGCATTGGGTGCTGATTGTCGGCAAGTCGGGCGATGATTACATCATCAATGACCCGTGGACTGGGGAGCAAGGTAGTTTCCGCACTCGTTATGGCGATCCTGCCCGCTGGATATTCCGCATCAGGGCGTATCGGAGGCAAGCATGACCTTCGTGATCAATTCAAACATTCAACCTATAGGAGATAACTAATGGCAACTTACACAAAATTTCAACAATTCGTAGAAGACCTTGCAGAGAAGAAACACAATCTCGCAACCGACACACTCAAGGTCGCGTTTTCCAACGCCGCTAACGCCCCATCTGCTTCGGCTGACGTCAAGCTGGCTGACATTACCACCATTGTCGCAACCAACTTGGGCGACGTTACCCTAACCGTATCGAGCTCAAGCCAAACCGCCGGCACGTACAAGTTGGTGGTTGCAGACAAGACCCTAACCGCGGTGGGCGCAGTACCAGCGTTCCGCTATGTGATCATCTACAACGACACCGCCGCTAACGACGAGTTAATCTGCTTCTTCGACTACGGCTCGGAAGTCACGCTCGCATCGGGCGACACGTTCAAGCTCGACTTCGGCACAGAACTGTTTAGCTTGGCGTAATCGTGGCGAATATGATACCGCCTCGGCGTTGGGTCGGGGCGGCAAGTTGAGCGAGATGTATCCACGCGCCGTCATTCGTTACGGCTCATATAGGAAGGTAAATTAGTTATGGCAAATTGGGCTAAGTTACAAGAGCAACTGACAGGACTGCCTGTTGTAAAGCGAGACAAGCACAGCATCCACTTTGCCAAAGGTGACGGGCAAATCGTTGCCAACTTCTCAGGCGCACCCTGTCACTATGAAGAGAACGGCATCTGGAAAGCACTCGACACCGCCATCGTTGAACTGGAAGACGGCTCACTTGGCGCAAAGGGCGTACCAGTCCGCTTGAACCTGAACGGGCTTGTCAGGCTTATCAACGAAAACAACGAGGACTTATACAGTCAAGTCACGACACGGGTGGGCGTGTTCAATAGCACTACCCGCAACTTGGTAGATTACATCAACCTGCCAGTAGGACAAGTTCAAGACGACCTGCTGATAAAAGACACCGACCTCTATTCTCACAGTTTGCGCTTGACCGAAACAGGCTTGCGCGAAGAAATTGTCATCAAGTCAAAGCCAGCGTTTGTAACCGACAAGGCTAACTTATGGCTGGTACTTGACACGGTTGTGACGGGCGTAAGTTTCGAGGACGGCTGGCTGGATGCGTTTGAGATTGCGCAAATGCACTTCCCACCTCCAACCGCTACCGATGCGGAGGGGCGAGAGGGCACGGCGAAACGCTATGCCAAGAATATTGGTGGCGTTCAGCACATCTTTACTGGCTTGAAATTCAGTGAGTTGTATCGGGCGGCTTACCCTGTAACGGTTGACCCTGACTTTAGTGGTGGGTCTGGATATGTAATTACTAGTCAAAGTACTGATTATGCTACTGCAAGAACAACGAGTGTATCTTCAGCAGCTTGGTCGAATAGGTCTGACGTTGGGCAGGGACAGTGGTCTGTTTATCTAAGAACTTTACGCATCTTTACAAAGTTTGACACATCAAGTATAGGAGCAGGCTCAACAGTTACACAAGTTAACTTGGCTATGTGCCCTTATTATAACAATTCTGCTACAGATTTTGACATCCAGATATGTATGCAAGACTGGTCGGCTCAAGACCCCATAGCATCGGGAAATAGAGAAACAGCGTTTGACAACTGTCTCGCAGAAACAGATTACGATGTTTGGTTGAACAGTGCTGATTGTCCGAAAAGACAGAGATATACGGGTGGAAATATGACCACATCGTGGATTAACAAGACTGGCACAACATATTATAGTATTCGCTCAAGTAGGGACTACAACGGCGATGAGCGTGTAATTGATGGAAATACTGAAACTGTTAACTTGTGTGCGCCAGATAACGCCACCGAATCCTACCGCCCCGTTCTTACCGTCACCTATCTCATTCCCGACTACACCCTCACTTGCGCCGCCGGTTCATACTCGCTGACTGGCACGGATTGCACGCTTACGCACACTCCGGCATCGCAAAACCTGACCCTCACCTGTTCCGCTGGCTCATATTCGCTAACAGGCACGAACGCCGACTTGACGGTCAAGCGGAATTATGTGCTGGCGTGTGGTGCTGGAAGTTATTCGCTCACCGGCTCGGATGTGGATTTTGTTCTGCAACGCAATTACTCGCTTGAATGCGGTGCTGGAAGTTACAGCCTGACTGGTACGGACACGACATTCGAGGTCAAGCGAAATTACACGCTTGTCTGTGAAGCTGGAAGCTACAGTCTTACTGGTACTAACGCCGACTTGACGGTCACCCGACATTACACGCTAACCTGTGAGACTGGAAGTTATGCGCTTGCTGGCACTAACGCCGACCTTATTTTACAGCGCAACTATGTGTTAGCTTGCTCTGCTGGCAATTACTTAATCACAGGCACGGACGTAACACTCACTGTTCAACGCAATTACACCCTCACCTGCGCCGCCGGTTCATACTCGCTGACTGGCACTAACGTCACGCTCACATCAACCGTAAAGCAAAACTTGACGCTGGCTTGTTCTGCAGGCTCGTACTCGCTTACTGGCACTAACGCCGACTTGACGGTCACCCGACATTACACGCTAACCTGTGAAGCTGGAGGTTATGCGCTTACTGGCTCAATCGTTGATCTGACAGTCCAGCGCAACTATGTGTTGGTGTGTGAAGCTGGTAGTTACGCGCTAACCGGAACAAACGCAGGCTTGACTTCTGCTCGCACAATGGCACTCGAATCAGGTTCGTACGCCTTGACTGGCACGAATGCCGGTCTATACCGCGCGTTGGTTATGGCTTGTGAGGCTGGAACTTATGCGCTCACAGGCTCGGATGCTACGTTCAATGCCAATTACATATTTGCTCTCGGAATGGGGAGTTACGTTCTGGTTGGCACGAGCGTGGGATTGTTCGTTCTCTCGCCAACACCGGCTTGCAGAACCGCGACAATCGAATTTGAGAACAGAACATTTGCAATTCCGCATGAGAATAGAACATTAGAGGTCACATGTCACTAACATTACAAAATCCATTGAAAGACCCTTCCGCAGTGCTGGATTATGTGTTCGACTGGACGGAATGGCTGGCAACCGGCGAAACAATCACCGACCATACTATCACAGCCGACACGGGTATCACCGTTGACAGTTCGACTGAATCAGACGGCAAAGTTACCGTCTGGCTCTCAGGCGGTACGGCTGGTATCAATTACAAAGTGGCGTGCCTGATTACAACGTCCGCAGGGCGAACCGACGAGCGCACAATCTGGATCAAGGTGGTCGAAAGGTGAGCAATTTGTTTCCAGACATAACGGGCGTGCTATATGAAGAAGAACAGTCAAAATTACATGAGATAGCCAAAACAACTACGCATCCAATTGTCAACATTGGCGTATATCAAGGATTGTCTACCGCACAACTTGCAAGTGGCACAAAGCAGAGCGTGTACGCCATTGACATTTGGGATGAGCGACCAGCAGGGTATGTCCCAAGTAAAAGGGACTTGATGAGGGGATACCACCTGAAGAAAACTCAGGACGTTTTCCTTGAAAACATGGAAAAGCACGGCTTGACAAACGTTATCCCGATAAAGGGTAACAGCAAGGTGGTTGGCAAAACCTGGGACACCCCGATAGGCGTGTTGTTTATCGACGGTGATCACCATTACAAATCCGCGCTTTCGGATTACAGCTTGTTTGCAAAACACATTGTAGTCGGCGGATGGTTAGCAATTCACGATTATCACATAAAAGACGTTAGAAGGGTGATAGACGAGATCATCATTCCTTCGGGACTGTGGACGGACATTGAACTGACAGAGACCTTATGGGTTTGCAAGAGAAAGTCGTGCACGACAGCAGACGCAAAACCGCCTATGACATACTGGATACGCCATCATCAGCACAAAGGGAAGCCAATTGAAGACGCTTTAATTAGTCAAGGATGGCAGTGTAGTGACGCGCCAGATATTGCCTTGTTCGACACCGCGAGGAACAAACCTATAGAACGCAGGTTTAGAAGAGGGGGCGCAACGCTTGTAGTCTATCCGCATACGGCAATTGCTGGCTGGTGGTACGACGGGATATTAGAACCGCCTAACGGCTTTAGTGCAATACTGGCTATCGGGGAAGGACAGAAGGAAGTCCAGAATATCATCACGCCGAACATCAGGGTTGAAACAATTGGTTGGAGTTATTGTCCAATCTTGCCATTTCAAAAGCCAAAGGCGATCAAGCAAATACTGTTTGCCCCCATCCATCCAAGCCTCAATGGCAAGTTGAGATCAGAGGCAAAAGACGTGAACGTCAGGGTGTATAAGCGTTTGCTGGAAATGAAAGGCGTGCAGATAAACCTTCGTGTTATTGGCGATCTTGAAAAGAATGGATTATGGCACTCGCCAGATGTTACAACCACAGAAGCCCAACCAGACGGAAGTTATGCAGAAATTGATTCTGCAGATTTGGTGATAGGCGAGGGCATGTTTCTATCGCTTGCAGTAGCCAGAGGGAAGCCAGCTATCGGAATGAATCAGCGCGTAACACAGAAAGTAAACTGGAGTGGGCGCGTTCCAAAACGGTGGAACGAATATAACCACTTACAAGCATATCCGATTGACTTTGATGACGCTGATCTGCCGGAGTTGATTGACAAGGCGGTAGACGAATCACAGGTAAGCAACTGGAAGAAACGCTTTATCGGTGAGCAGTTGCAACCTGAGCATTTATCAAACGTGCTAAAGGACATCAGGAATGAGCATGCCAAACAGAGAGAACAATAAATTATGAGCGAAACCGCTTTGATCGACAATATCTCAAGAGAGATATTTGAAGGTAATGGAAACGCACAAGAGAAACTACGTAGAATATATGGTAAAGAACTAAACTATACCAACGCCAAAAAATACTTGGCTGGGATAAAACTGCACCTGAACACGGTCAAGGGCTTAGACAAAAACCAACAAACTTTTGGTACATCGAAAGAGATCAGTTTCAATGCTGAC